GAGCAAAGTTTGAAATGTTCCCAATGCCTAAAAGTAATCCACAAAAAAGATTTAAAGTTATCGAAGACATTCCATTAAAGGAAGAAAAGAAAATATTATATGATCAAGGAAGAGTTCATTCAAATAGATTAGTTGATGGATACCCAACTTATGAAAATCATTTAGGTGCTTTTGATACAAAGAAGGAAGCCTTAGATTTTATGAAACAAGCAGAAAGAAAAGAACTAATTAAAAACACAGATAATGTAGGTGTAATTGAGTTATCACCTGATGATCCAATGAATTATGAGATGGTTCCTACTTTATTAGCTACAGATGACATATTACAAAAATTCTTGTTGCCAATGAAAGCTTATATGCGAGTAGGTGGTTTAGTAGATAAAAAGGACATTTTTAAATCACTAATCTAGATTTATTAATTAAAATGCTTTACTATGGAGGGAAAAATCTATAGGAGTATATTTTTATGGGAAAATTAAAAAAAGCGTTAAAAAAAGTTGGTAAAGCTGCAGCAGTAGCTGGAGCAGCCTATGCTGCATCTAAAATGATGTCACCAGGATCAAAAAATTCAAAAATAGGAATTGGATCAGACTCTGTAGCAAGTGGCATAAAAGAACCAGCAAAAAAATCTTTCTTAGAAAGAATGGGAATTGGAAAAAATCCAAATGCCGCAACATATGAACCTGCACCAGGACAAGTAGATAGAATACTTGATATGGGTGTTGGTGGTGCTAAGACAGGTACTTTTGTTACCGTTAAAACAAAAATGGGAAGAAATAAAAAAACAAGAATCTGCTAATGGCAATTGAAAAAGACAACCCACTCAACGAAGAAGAAGTTGATGTTGAGCAAGAAGCCGTTGTAACTTTTCCTGGTGAAGAATCAGAAGAAGCTACGGAAGACAATCAAGATTTTTTTGCAAACATTGCAGAAGACGTTGATGAACGAGCTTTACAACAATTAGCTTCTGATTTGATTTCTGAATATCAGAACGATAAGGAATCAAGAAAAGATTGGGAACAAACATATACGCAAGGTTTAGATCTTTTGGGATTTAAATACAGAATGGAGCAAAGACCTTTTAAAGGAGCGTCTGGTGTAACTCATCCTTTGCTTGCAGAAGCCGTTACACAATTTCAAGCACAAGCATACAAAGAACTATTACCAAGTGATGGTCCTGTAAGAACACAAGTCGTTGGTTTAAAAAATCAAGCTGTTGAACAACAGGCAGAACGAGTTAAAGACTATTTAAATTATCTAATTATGGAGAAGATGGAAGAATATACTCCAGAGTTTGATCAAATGTTATTTTATCTTCCTCTTGCAGGATCCACTTTTAAAAAAGTTTATTATGATGCATTATTAGAAAGAGCTGTTTCTAAATTTGTGCCAGCAGAAGATTTAGTCGTGCCTTATTTTGCAACTGACTTAAAAGAAGCTCCAAGAATTACACACGTTATCAAACAATCAGAAAATGATTTATTGAAAAAAATGGCATCAGGATTCTATAGAGAAGTAGACTTGATGAAGCCTGAAAAGAAAGAAAACAAAATTCAAGATAAGTATAATGAACTAGAAGGTATTAAACCTGTAGAGACAAGTGATTATCAATACAATGTTCTTGAGATGCACGTTGATTTAGATTTATCTGACTACATTGCAGAGAACGAAGAAGACAAAATTAATATAAAAATTCCTTACATCGTAACTATTGAAGAAGCTACAAGACAAGTTTTATCTATTTATAGAAATTATAGAGAAGGTGATAACAAATTTATTAGAAAAGAATACTTCACACACTTTAAATTCTTACCAGGGCTAGGTTTTTATGGTTTTGGTTTAATTCATATGATCGGTGGCCTGTCACGAACAGCAACTTTTGCTCTTAGACAGCTACTTGATGCAGGTACATTATCAAATTTACCAGCAGGATTTAAGGCTAGAGGTATGAGAATTAGAGATGATGACCAACCAATTCAACCAGGAGAGTTTAGAGACGTAGATGCACCAGGCGGAAACATCAGAGATCAGTTTCAATTACTACCTTTTAAAGAACCAAGCCCAACTTTATTTCAACTTTTAGGTTTTTGTGTTGATGCAGGACGAAGATTTGCATCAATTGCAGATATGCAAGTAGGTGATGCTAATCAACAAGCTGCAGTTGGTACTACAATAGCTCTTTTAGAGCGTGGAAGTAGAGTGATGAGTGCAATTCACAAGCGATGTTACTATGCAATGAAGCAAGAATTCAATCTTTTAGCAAAAGTAGTGGCAGAATACTTGCCACCTGAGTATCCATACGCAGTTTATGGTGCAGAAAGAATTATAAAAGTTGTAGATTTTGATGACAGAGTAGATATTTTACCTGTTGCAGACCCAAATATTTTCTCAATGTCACAAAGAGTGACGTTAGCACAGACACAATTACAAATTGCACAATCAAATCCTCAAATTCATAATATGTATGAAGCATATAGACGTGTTTATGAGGCATTGGGTACAAAACAAATACAAGAATTACTAAGACCAGAGATAACTCCTGTTCCAAAAGACCCTGCAATCGAAAATATGGATGCAATGCAGATGCAACAGCTACAAGCATTCCCAGAACAAGACCACGATGCTCACATTGCTGCTCATTCTGCGTTTATGAAGACAAGAATGGTACAAATTAACCCTCCTGTCTATGCAAATTTACAAGGACACATCTCTCAACACGTATCTTTGAAGGCTGCACAAGAAGTTAATAATATGATGGCTGAAAATCCAGAGATGATGCAGATGGCACAGATGAATCCACAAGCTTTTCAAGCATTATTGAACTCAGAGATAGCAAGACGTATTGCTCAAATCACTATTGAGTTAGCACAAGCTGAATCTATGGAAGATAATGCTAAACAAGACCCAATTGTGATGTTGAAACAGAGAGAATTAGATTTAAGGGCTATGGATTTACAACGTAAGGCTCAAGAGAGTACAATGAAGATCGATAATCAAACCGATCAATTTGAAGATCGATTGGAATTTGATAAATTAAAATTAGAACAACAAGATGAGCAATCTGATAAACGTTTAGAAGTTGCTCGAGAAAAAATGGAGAAACAAAATGGGCAAAAAGTTAGGACTGGACGATAAGTATAAAATATTACAAGGATATAAACCTGCACCAAGAGTAAGAAACATTGATCCTGGTATGGTAAGTCCAGGAATAGGATTATTTCCTAAAGTATCACCTAAATTAGGTGGTGGACCAAAAGGTAAATTTAGTTCTGTTAAATCAGATTTAGGTATTGGTACTGGAATTATGGGAAAAATTAAAAATGTTCTTTCAAAAAAATCTGTTCAAGTACCTAGTGCAGCAGCTGCAGGATATGAAATAGGAAAAGCTGAAAAAAAACCTGAAGGTAAAATGTATGGAGGTTCTGCTAAAAAATATAAAAAAGGCGGAATGTCTATGAAAGATAAAAAAATTAAAAAGGTAATGAGTGAATATAAAAAAGGTGAACTTAATATTGGTAAGTCCAAGAAAAAAGTAAAATCAAAAAAACAAGCCATTGCGATTGCATTAGCTTCAGCAAGAAAGAAGAAAGCATAATGGGAAAATAATTTCTGACAAAAGATCGGGGCTTTGTATGAAGCCCCACAAAATTTTATGGTATTATCATTAGCACAAATCGCAATAAGAAACGGAGCAAAACTTTTTCCAGGAGCTACGAAAGTTATTCAAAAAGCTGCGGGTAAAATGTTAGATCAACTTTCTGGAACAATGACAAGAAGTTCAGCAGAAGAACAAACTAAAAGATTAATTAGAAAACAATTTAAAGAATTAGAAATACCTAAAAAATCTTTAGGTGGTTTAACTACAACTGTTCCTCCTAAAAAAGGACCTAACTCACAAGTACCCCCTGTTAAATTAAAAGGTGGTGGATGTGCAATTAGAGGTACTAAGTTTAAAGGAGTGTTTTAATGATTAAAAATTTTAAAGATATTGTAATTTTATTAATTACAACTGGTGTTTTAATTTTATTAGCTACCATTATTATTGGAGATTACATTGTAGCATTAGAAGAAAATCGTCCAGTCGATGAGAGTGTCATCACACTAATGAAGATGTCCGTTACAGGATTGATTGGAATCATAGGTGGCTATATTGGAGGAAGTAAAAACTAATGGCAGACAATAAATCATCCGCAGGAACAGAAGTAGATCACGGTTCGGTACAAAAAGATAAAAATTCCGTATCCGCTGGAGTTGGTGCAGAGGCAGGTGCTGAAGCATCTTCTAAAAGAGGATTAGGGAATGGTACTACAGGAGAGGCATCCGCAAGTACAGGTGTATCTGCTACCGCAGGTGCAAGTGCAGAAGCAAAAAATGGTAATGCAAAATTTGAAGCAACTACAAGAGTAGAAGCTGGTGCTGAAGCAAAAGCTGGAACTTCTACTAAACTTATAGGTGATACAACAGCAGATGTAGAGGTACACGCATCAGCAAAAACTTATTCCGAAGTAGGTGTATCAGGACAAATTGGTAAAGATGGTGTTGCAGGTTCTGCAGGTGCTATCGCTGGTTCAAAGGTAGGTGTTGGTACATCTGCTACAGTAGGCAATGACAGAAACAATGCTAAGATGGGTGCTGAAGTTTCAGTTGGTCCACAAATTGGTGCTGCCGTTGGTGGTGGTGCTACTATGGATGATGGTAAATTAACAGTAGGTGCTGATGTTAAATTGGCATTAGGTGTAGGTGTTACTTTACAGCCAAGTGTTACTGTTGATTTAAAACCAGTACAAAAACATATTGTTGCTCCAGTAGCAAACGCAGCAAAGGCAACTGGTAATGCAGTTAAAAATGGTGCTAAAAAATTAAAATTTTGGTAATTAAATTATGGTAAAAGGACTTAAAAAAGTATTTAAAGGTTTAAAAAAAGCATCAAAGACACACGCTAAACAAGCTAAGATAGTTAAAAAACATATTAAAAAAATGCAAAAAAATAATTATGTTTAGAAGACAATTCAGATCAGGAAGTAAATCTCCTGCGTGGCAAAGAAAAGAAGGTAAATCTAAATCAGGTGGATTAAATAGAAAAGGCATTGCATCTTACAGAGCTGCAA